GGGAACTTGCGCACCAGCTCCACCGCTCGTCACAGCAAGCCCAATCACCACTAAACAACAGCAACAACAAAACAATATAAATAGGATAAATCCAATTTGTTTCTCTTTTGTGTCCACGCCAGGAATTGCATCCAGTGGCCACAAACCCTCATTGCTGTCGGGCGGTGTGGGCGTTCCTGATGGAGTCGTTCCTGACGGGGTCGTCCCTGATGGAGTCGTCCCTGATGGGGTCGTCCCTGATGGGGTCGTCCCTGATGGGGTTGTCCCTGATGGGGTCGTCCCTGATGGAGTCGTCCCTGATGGAGTCGTCCCTGATGGAGTCGTCCCTGTTGGTGTCGTCGTGATTTTAAGTTCCTGCTTGCACGATGCATCTATCTGTGCACCCGTCAGATTGGCGTTGTTGAAACTTTGGATACAGGCCTGAATACTAGGGCACGATTGCGAAGGAGCACGCGCCGCAGGCATGAACACGGCGTCTTGAAGAGCGCGGCCGACGCAATCGTTCGACGCGCAGAAGGTGTCTGCGGACACGACGGACGCAGAACTGGGCAAACTTCCAAAATCCCTCTTCAATGCTACACACCCTGGTAAAGTTGATTTGGATGCGTCGGAAATGCAACCGTACCCATTTTGTGTAGCGTTCCAGCATGCACATTTATCGTTGGTCGGGTTGGCCCTGCAAAAGTTATTCACGAGTGTGCTGGCTATTCCCTTGTTCACGTCGTCTCTTGCCAATGTGCTTTTGAATACATTATTGATTGTCGTCAGACACGTGGATTCTGTAGATGTGCTGGCGCAAAATCCAAGCTTCACAGTGTTCCAGGACGTGCCGGTTCTCGAGTCGCTGAAGAAGTTTTTACACTCGGACTTGTCGATGTTGACCTGTTGTGAACAGTATTCCAACTTTGCTTGGGCCCACGACGCATCTGTAAGGATCTCAGTTCCTAGATTTTCGTTGAAAATACCAGCGTTTATGAATTTAGGCATGTTGATTGTCGAGTAGTCGCATTTACGAAGCAAATCGGAACTTAATGCACCGCCGGAACATCCTGCACCGCCGGAATTACATGCACTGCCGTCTCTATTTGCATAATTACCCGCGACAGGCCGACCAAGCTCCGGTGGGCAATAACTTAGAATAAATGCCGAAGGACACTGCCCGTTGTAATTGGCACCAAAACCCTGGAGTGGTTTTCCTTTCCAATCACCGTAGTTGTTGAAGCCGCCGCAGTTCCCCCCGTTTACAGAATCTTGAGCCCTTGCGCCATATTCAATAGATTTTGCAGCCGTAATGGGCTTGCCTGTGTATGTGGCAATAGGCGCCGGGTTCTTCTTGTCTCCGTTTTTCTGATTGGGATTTGTTCCGGGACGCCGTCCAGCTCCTTGCAGCCACAAGGCGCCACTTTTATCGAGAACGTACCCCTGACACTGCGCGAACGTGTCACACGCAAGACTCGCCTGATTATCATCAAACCCGCCATTCCAGTACAGGTCATTCCACCCTTTTATTGGACCTAACCCACCTATATCGTAATTCGTCTTGGGGTCGTACGCCATCCTATTTTGTACTGATAAAAAAATTACAAGCTACTGAGATATGAAAGGGGTGGTCCACACCCCCTACTACGACTGGGACGGCCGCAAGTACCTGGAGGTCGTCTTTGAAAATTCAAAGACTCCGACCCGCATCAAAGTTCCATTCAGGTACGGCCGCGTCATGTGCCGCGCTGAAGGTCTGAAGACGGTTCAGGAACTTCAGAAGGGTGATCAAATTGAAATTGAAATTGAAAAGAAGGTTTGGGACGGCGTCACCCACTTGATCCTCACGAGCTTTAGAGAAATTACAGACTCTTAGGGTAAGAGGTGAATGGCCCTACTGACCAGGAACGGATACATTGTCCAATCGGAAAACGAGTCTGAAATAAAGCGTGACCTCACTGTAAAACCACTTACAAATGCTCTTGGGTCTTCCGGGCCCGGGTTCGGTCCCTCCTTCAAGGTTTTCAGACAAGTCAAAGGTGAAAAGACTCTGGTTGTCCCCCGCTATTATGGCCTCGGGAAGTTCGGGCTTCCCCCCAGAGATACCCGCCCTGTTTGCGCTGGGGCTCCTGGGATTGGTTTCACTGGACGCTTACGAGACGCGACGCGACAGCCTGAAGCTTTTTCAGCAGGTGTCAAAGCCTTTGAAGAAACGGGAGGCGGCGTTCTGTCGCTCCCATGCGGTTTTGGGAAGAGCTGTATGGCCTTGGCGTTTTCAGCGCACCTGAAGGTTCGGACCATGATTGTCGTCCACAAAGAGTTCTTGGCGAACCAGTGGGTCGAGAAGATCAAGGAGTTTTGTCCAGGTGCCACCATCGGCCGTGTTCAGGGTGACGTTTTTGACATTGAAAAGGATTTCGTCATTGCCATGATTCAGACCATGTGTATGCGAGAGTTTGAAAAGAAGGCTTTTGATTCCATAGGCCTCCTTGTAGTTGACGAGGCGCATCACATTGGCGCACCCGCCTTTTCACAATTCATGTTCAAGATTTGCCCAAAGTTCACTCTCGGACTTACTGCGACGCCAGAACGCAAAGATGGTCTCACCAGGCTCCTGTACTGGTTCCTTGGTCCCGAGTTCTTCAAGGTTGAGCGCGTCAACCAAGGGACGACAACAGTCCAGACGCTCAACTATGTGGATGAAGCATTCAAAGAGTCCCCACCCGTAACGCGCTTTGGGCAGCTCAACATGGCTGGTATGATCAACATCGTCACTGGACTCGAGGCAAGGAACACCCTCATCGTTCAGACGGCTGAAAGTGCCCTCGCAGAAGGGAGGAGAGTACTGATACTTTCCGACCGGCGTGAACATTGCTTTTACTTACAAAATAGGCTCGGCTCTAAAGCGAAGCTGTATGTAGGCGGCATGAAGGAGAAAGATCTCGAAGAGTCTTCCCGGGCCCCCATCGTGGTCGCCACCTTTCAGTTGGCTCACGAGGGTCTGGACATTCCTGCTCTCGATACAGTCATCTTATCAACGCCCAAGAGCGACATCAAGCAGTCTATTGGACGTATTATGCGGGAAACGAAGGGCAAAGTGAATAATCCATTGATTTACGACATTGCCGACCATTGGTCCGTGTTTTTCGCCATGTATCGTAAACGACTGAAGGTTTACAAAGAAGGAGGCTTTTGTATTGATGGAGCTGACGTAGCCTCTGAGAAACCTACCGAGGTTTTTGGAAAGGGGACGTGTCTGTTTAATTCCGGATAGAGTCCACGAGGCCCAAGAGAAACACCCCAAAAACAAATCCCATAACTATAAAATTACACTCTGTATTGTCCGTGACTGGAAGTATAGTTTCTTTATTTAAAAGACGCTGAGGCCGTACTGGAGCGGCTTCGTTTTCTTCGAATGGCGCAAAGGCCACTGCCATTACTTAGTGTTTAGAAGTTTTTTGGGTGTGCTCTACTCTGGAAAGGGAATCTCTACGAGATTCTCCCCCTTTCTAGAGGGACACTTCCTTCTTCTTGCTCTTCCCCTTCCCCTTCCCCTTTACAGCCACCTCCCGCGTGTCCGTATCTCCTGCATCGATGCTCACAATGTCGGAAACGTCATCCTCCTCCCTCGCTGGGCGGCTCATCTGGGGTGGTGGTGGCCCCATCATACCCATCAGAGATCCAAAGTCCATGCCAGGTCCCCGCATCTCCCGTCGTAGCCCCCCTGCTGGAGGCTCGTTCGATGCTGGACCCGCGCCCTGCGACCTCTGAACCGCGTCAACCATGTTGCGCATCAGCTCTGGGTTCTGCTTCATCACCTGAGTCACGTTTGGCACCGCCGCCTTGAACATGCTGTTCGTCAGGTGGAACATCATCGCCGACCCGCCCACCATCATGATCAGCTTCACCTCTGGCGCCACTTGCACCTTCGTCTTGTACTTGTTGTAAAGCTCCTCAAACACCCCGTCGTAATCCTCGACGTTCTCCATGCAGTTCTGGGACCAGCCGTTCAGCTCCAGATCGAAAGGATCAAACTTGTCGTTCAGAAACTCCAGGCCAGTCACACAGGCAATCATCATCCGGCGCTGAAACTTGATGGAGCGATCAACCTCAATTGAATATGTCATCCGCTTGTACTCGGTGCGAATCTCCTCAATGTCCGAATAAATGGTCAGACGGGCGCTCGACTGGATACCCTTCTTGTTCAGGCGCGTAATCTTGTTCAGCAAGTCAGCCTTCTCGTCCTCGATCGTCTTGTATCCCTCCGAGGGCGTCTGGTCGCCCTGGAACTGCTGCTGCTGGGTACCGTCCTGCCCACCGAACCCATCATCCATCATGTCCTCACCGTCGTCAAACTCCTCAGCCATTGGAGGGGGTGGTGCCGTGCGCTTCCCAGGGTTCATGAACATGTCCATACCTGCATCGTCAGGAGCAGCCATTGACTCTGATGGACCAGGCGCCCGCTTCGCAAAAGGACTGGGACGGGCAGGCTTGACACGTAGAGGGACCGTCTTCCGAGTAGGCATCTGAATCGAGATTTCGTCAAGAAGCTTGGACTCGTCATCGTTCATATCCATAGGGCCGTCGAATGTCATAGTGGTCTCCATCTCTGGAATCTTTTAAGAAAGGAACTCGCAATCTTTAACGCAGCAAAAAAATATTAGTGAATTATAAATGGCATTCAAAATTGGCAAGATCTTCACTCAGGCTGTGATCATCGGTCTCCTCGTGGCTATCCTGGTCATGCTCCTCCAGGGTCGCGGCAGCACCTATGAGGCTGCTCCCCTGGTGACGATGCCTGGCCCCCAGGCGTCCACGGGTCCCATGAGCCTGACGGAGATTCCCTCGTCTCTGGAGTGCACTGCAGGCCCCTCCGAGAAGGCGGCGTACTATTCGCGTGGTCTGACCCCAGGTGGTCTGTGCGGTGACGGTGACATGATTCGCTCCCAGATTCGCGACTTTTCCATCGAGAACGGCATCGGTGGCTCTCTGCTCGAGCGGACTTGAGACCAAGTCGGCTTGAGGTCCGTAGGACCTCTCGTCTTGTGATCCCGCAGGGGCGAAAACCCTTCGGGTTTCCTGAGTTCCCGCAGGGGCGAAAACCCTTCGGGTTTCCTGAGTTCCCGCTCGGTTTTTAATCTAAATGTAAATTAAATGTGTGACACAGAAGTCTACACTATCCGTGT